ACTGCGACTGCCACTGATTGAATTTGTCTGTCGTGAGACCCGAATTTTGGAATGCATAGTCCTGCGCCGCTCGCATCTTTTCGGCCGCCATCGTCTTCGCGAGGATGTCCTCGTTCGCCATCTTCGAGATGTTCGGATTCGCATTACCGGTGACGGCCGCATTTAATCTGGCATCAGTCCCCGAGCCGAGCGATCCTGAGATGGAAGAGGCATAGTTCGTCATGATTTTTTTGAATACATCGTAATCTTTTACGTCGTTGGTCCATTTCCCAACCCACCCGAATTTTCGTGCGTCATCAGGCGCCAAGGCGTTGAGGAACGAACTAGCCGTATTGCGCCAGTCAGAGCCCGGGCCCGTGCTGATACCGGCGAGGCTGTCGCGCGCTTGCTGCAACAGGTTCAGACGCATCGGCACATCGGCCGCAGAGTTGTGAAGTTCCTGCGCTGCTGTGTTGGATGTGGTTCCCTGCGACGTCAGGGCGGATTGCTGTGCTGGCGACAGCGACGAAAGAGTGCCCGGCGCGCTTCCTGTGCCGCCGCCACTTGGATAGCGTCCGGTATAGTCGCCACTAGTGGAGGGCGACTGACCGCTAAGCGCTCCGCCATTCATCATTTGCAGCCATTGGGCAGTAGTCACCTGACGTTGCGAACCATCCGGCATCGTGATCGTCTTCGGTGCTGCCAGTTCGGATTGCGTCATCCCCTTGCCGACGAAGGTGTTTGCTGCCATCTCGCCGGTCAGAGGATTTTGGTTGAAGAATGCCGTCCCAAGGCCCGTATCGACTGGTACAACCTTCGGCATCATCGCCTGAATCTTGGCCTCACCAGAAAGTGAGTTCAGAAGGTGATTCGTGACCCATGCTTTCTGCTGGCTCGGATCGCCAGGGATGCCCTTCAACTCGCGGATAGCCATGTCCTGCGGAAGCAGCCCGTTCTGTACCATACTGACGATTTGTTGCGCGATCTGCTGAGACATATCCGTCTTACCAAGATTCGGATCAAGTGCCATCGAGCCGACAACGCCACGAATGCCTTGCTGCTGCTTATATGCCTGCTCAAGCTTGCCCGTGTCGTACTGAAGCTGCGAATTACGCTGCTGTGCGATCTGGCCCATGAACTCGGGCAGGAACGCGCCGGCACCGTTCTGACTTGCCAGAGCCTGCAGCTTGCCGAAATCCACCTCACCAGTGCTCGGGTCAACCGACTGGCTGTAGGCGTCAGAAATGGCCTGATTCGCGTTCAGGCGCGTTTGATTCTGCCGCAGACCTTGGAGGGTCGCGGCGGTCTGAATCGGCCCCTGAAGGGCTGCAAATGGGTCTGGCGTCTTAACGCCAAGTGGGATTGATGGATCGAGCGGCATATCAGCCTCCCATGCTATAGATGCGGCTCATTTCTGCCGCGTGTGAGTTTGCTACGTCTTGGTCAGAAATGCCCCCGGTACCTCCGCCATTGTTCAACATGGAATAGAGGAATCCATTAGCTCCAATACCGGCAAGACCACGGCTCAGTGCATTTGCAGATCCAACCTGGCCTGCAGCCAGAGCATTTGCGCCACCCATCATGTTATTGCCAATGTTCGTTGCGGTTTGGATTCCTGCGTCTCCAACGCCGGCTGCAGAGTTTTGCCCCAACTTCACAAGACCGGCGGTACGATTGTATTGATCCGATGCTTGGTTATAGTTCGTATTGAAGTTGTTCAGCGCGTTCTGATACTGCTGCTGGAACGTCTGACTTGCGAGGCCGGTGTTGTAGGCATCGAGCCCCTTAAGCTGCGCGCCGGACAGGCTCAAGCCCTTAGCTGCCATGGCATTGTCGAGGGCCTTGTTACCTTGCTGGAGCGTGAACTGATAGCCAGGAGTCTGCTCCAACTGCTGCATAGTCGGGTTGAACGAAAAGGGCGTGTTCAGTCGATCGCCACTAAGCATCTGCTGCAACAGCGGAATGGACGATGAGCCAAGCTGCATGTACGGCGCCAAGTTCTGCTGCATCTGCTGGAACTGCTGCATTTGCATATCAGAGGCGCGATTGGATGCATCGGCTTGTGTGTTGGCCGCGCTGCGGGAAGCGTTGGACCCAATGAGGGCGCCCCCAACCGTTGCTGCCGCGCTTACTGCTGCTACCATGATCGTTCCCCTTTACAGCCACATTTCGTAAGTCTTTTCGACTGGCTCAAAGCCAAGGTATTCGAACAGCGCCGAAGCGTCATGCTCGACTTTGCATCCCACTGCCCAGCGCTTAACGCCGCGTCGCTTCAGTTCCGCCTTCACGAACGAGAACATCTGCACTGCGGTATGCCGCCCACGCTTGGTGCGTTCGACATAGAAAATGTCGGGTAAGCAAGTCAGGCAGGAACGGTAATGCAGCCCTGGCGCGATGAGGCACACGAAGTAAGCGACGATTTCGCCAGCCTCGCGCCCGATCACCATCAACAACGATCCATCGTCCTGGCGTGCGCGATAGACTTCTTCGATGGGCTCCAGTGGGACGCCATGATCCTTGTGCGTGGAAATCTCGGCGTAGTGCTGCTCCAGCAGCGGCTTCAACTCGCCATAGACGTCCGAGAAGCGTTCGATAGAGAAGGTCACCATGGCGTCACCCGAAACGGAGGTCCATGACGAGGTGGATTCGATCCTCGGCGCTGTTATTGGTAACCTCATGTTCCACAGCGTTCTGGAACCACCACAGTTCACCAGGGCGCATCCAAACCTGCTCGTCGCCGCATCGAAAAACATTGCCGGGCTCCGACTGGATCACGAGATGGTATCTGTCCCAGTACTCTGCATGCCACCTTGAATCGGCGTGCGGGAAGATGCGTCCCCCGGGCACAATCCGATTGATCATGCATCGGCCAAGACGTGTAGCCCCCATGCTCTGCATCAGCGCCATGATGTGCGATCGTGCCTCGGGCAGTTCGTTGATCTCCGGGCGCCATGGGCATTCATGCAGGTCGTGTCCAGCAAGCTTGTTCTGCTGGTACAGCGCAAGCTCTTCGTCGTTCTCGACACGTACATGATCCTGGAAGCGCAAGTAGACCGTATCCGTCTCGCCAAAGGGGCCTTGCGGGAACTTGCGCAGGAAATCGTCAGCCTTCCACAAATGCTGTTTGCGATACAAGGCATTCAGCAGGGGAGTGACATTCAGCCCTTCAGCGATTTTCAGGAAGTTTCGCATCAAACGATCTCCACGCCATCGATAGCGACGGTAACGGCCGTATTCGCGCTCGCCAACATGCGGATCATGGTCCCCGCCGGCATCGTTTTCCCCGCCAGTTCTTGCGCCACGTAGGTCCGCCCCGCAGACAGCGTTGTGTCCTGAGGGTCGATCACTCGGTTCGATGCGCTAGACGACCCGGCCGAAGCGACGATGTTTGCCGTGATCGTCACTGCGCCAGCGCTGGTATTGGTGAAGGTCGCGCGCTTGATGACACCAGTCGTATTCGCCGGAACCGTGTAATAAAGCGCGTCCGCATTCGTCAACTGCTGCGGGGCGACCATCTGTTTTGCGGTGATTGTCATTTACTCAGTTCCTAATCACGTTGGGATATAGACGAAGCCGTACTGGACGTTCGTATTGGCAAAGCCAAGAGTCACTTGGATGTTTGCGCCGCTTACGGCAACACTGCTGATAGGGTCAGATGCATTGGGGAGAGATCCCAAAGACGTGATTACCAGCGTGCCGCCCTTGTTGTTGTAGAGAATCAGACGGGACGATGTACCGACGCCGCCCTGCCTTGCCGTTATCAAGCACAGGCCGCCTGTATCCGAAGTGGTAGGGATATTCGTCGTCCCGGGTCCCACGTTTGCGATCTGAGCCGTGTATGGAATGAGACCGGCGAACTGTGGGGTATCCGTCGTCCGCAATCCGACCACGGCAGCCTGAACGAGTGCCTGAAAGGTCTTATCTCCACGCCAGTACTGCGCCGTCGTCCCGGCTGCAATTGCCGGTTCCCGGCTCGTATCTGTCGGGTGGACGTGATCCTGCCGGGCGTATCGAAGGCTTGAACCAACGGCCGCAGCGCCGTCCATTAGTGGCGTGGCTGACGCCGGTTGCACAACGTCCAAGGGGGTAATCTGCTCGATAGTCGCGTCTTGAATTGCACGCTGCAGCTTCTTCGCCACGTCCTGCGCTTCTTCAAGGATCAGCGACAGATCGACGACCTTCGATAGTAAACCGGCCTGCTGCGACGTAAGGCCATCGTCTGTCACAATGGTACGAATCAATGCGTTGGCCTCGTTGACCGATGCCGCCAGCTTCGGAACATCCAAATTAGCTGCATCCACTTGAAGCAGGGTATTCGTCTCATCCAGCCCATCAATTGCGGCCTGAAGGTCTGCAGAAATTGCATCCGGATCGATGTCAATGTCGGCCAAACGGAGATCATTAGGGGACGAGCCTTGGGCGCCCCCAGTCCTGCGCCACAGTTGGATGAAGAACTGGAACCAGATTGGATTGGCTCGTCCGTCCGTCGTCGACAGAGGAACGTTGATGAGCGGGACGTCGGTTTGCAAATTGCTCATTGGCTGTTCGACTCCGCTTGTACCCACGCACCTAAGAGTGCAGTCTTAGCCGGCGCGGACCAAGACAGTTCAAACACACGGTCACGAGCCATCCCGAGCCGCTGGAACTGGATGGATGTCAGGTATTCGCCTTCCAGGCCGAGAGTCGAACTGATGGCATTCCCCCATGTCTTTCCCCTCGTATCGCTCCAGCGCAGGAAGACCGGAACAGGATCATTGGTGCCAGTGCCGTTACCCACCTCCATGTTCGCGATAAACTCGCGGTAGCGGATGCGGTCTGAGTTGTCGTCAGTCGAGTGCGCGAATGATCGGATGCGGGCAATTGGGCTGCCGTTGTCCGTGTAGTTGTTCAGATCCCAGGAATAGAGGTTGCCGTTCTGCCAGTCGCCCACGACGGCTGTGTCATAGATTGACGCGTGGCAGTTGGCGCGATGGCGATTCAGTCGCCCGTTCGCATCCAGCCATGCGAGCTCGCTCCACTGGCCGGTGCTCAGGTCGTATTGCCACGTCTTGTTCGCGGTCGGGAAGTTCAACACGTAGAAGAAGTGCCCGGAAATCTGATAGGTGAAGCCTTGCGCATCGTCGAGCGTGGAATACCCTGCAATCTCGTTGTCCAGGGCGAATGTCGACACCTGTTGCGCCGTGAACTGGTTTGTTCGGCAGACCATCGCGCGGCCCTGTGCGGACTGGGCCAGCCAG